CTGGTGATATTATAGGAGTAAACAATGGCAGATTGTGCACAAGCAATACAGTCAATCGGCACCTACGAATTTGTTATTCGTGGTAACGTGACTACTGAAGCTGAGTTCAACTCAAATGTTGAATGGGTTGTCGGTAAAGACTCCAACAACACAGCTATCATGGGTGCAAAGCCAGATGCTGTTACTTGGACAAAAGTTAAAGCCGATATGGATAAACAAGATGCATTTGCATCACAAAAGGTAATAAACGAAACAGCAAGAGCTTATCTTGCATCTACTGATTGGTATGCAGTTAGAGAGGCAGAGGGCGGAACTGCTATGCCTTCTGATGTAAAAACAAAAAGAGCAGCAGAACGTGCTAAGGTTGTGGATTACGCAGACTTTAGCGGATAGGAGTAAACAATGGCATCATTAAGCACAAAGATAAAACTTTACTGTGAAGCTAACTCAAAGACTGTAGACTTTACAAAAGATGTTTTACTTCAGGATGATTCTGACGGTAAGGGTCCTTACATAAAAGAATGGAATATTTCTGGTTTGGACAAACCTACAGATTCACAACTCGCTGCACATGAAACAGCAGGTAACACTGAAGAGACAAACAATCAAGTCAGAGCTACAAGAAGAGCAGGTTACGGAGATATCGGTGATCAGCTAGACCTATTGTATAAGGATTTACTAGCAGGTAAATTAGATGCAACAGGGGAGTGGGCGAAAAAAATTAAAGCTATCAAAGACGCAAACCCTAAGTCATAAGGAGTAATAGGTGGTATCGCAGTTAAAGGTCAATGAAATAGTAAAACAATCCGGGTCAAATTTAACTATTGGTGGCTCGGGTGATAATATTGTTTTAGGCTCTGGCGCTACAACTGCGTTTGGTAAAATTGGTCAAGTAATACAAGGTTCTAAGACTGCTCAGTTTGAAACATCTTCTACATCTTTTGTTGATGGTGGTCTTAGTGCAACAATTACACCTTCATCAACTTCAAGTAAAATTTTAATTATGTGTTCTACAAGTGCGATGCATACATCAACAACAAGTCAAGGAGGAGAAACTTTAATTAAATTTTATGATGGAACTACTGCGATAGGTGATGAATATCAAGTAGCAAAATCAAGACAAGATGGCTCTTATAATCAAGAGGTTGGCGGAGGTGGGACTGCTATGTTTCTATACTCTCCTTCGACAACAAGTGCGACTACTATAAATGTGTATGTAAGAATTAATACTGGGTCTAATGCAAGAATTTGTCAAAACGGTCATGGAGCTACAATCACACTCATGGAGGTCTTACCATGACCAGTAAACTCAAAGTAAACATAATCGCTGATGGTGGTGATAACGCCATCATGACCTCTAATGGGTCAGGCACTTTGACACTAAACAATGCTGGATTAAAAGCTACACCAAGTTTTCATGCTTATAGAAGTGATGCTTGGAATTCAGTACCTAATAGCACTTGGGCAAAAGTTCCATTGAATGCAGAAGAATGGGATACAGATAGTGCATACGACCACTCAACCAACTATAGATTTACTCCACAAGTAGCGGGAAAATATTATATATATGGTTCGTTTCCACAATCAGTAAGCATACAAGGAATTTATACTGCTATTTATAAAAATGGCTCAAGAGTTCGTTACACACAAATAGACGGAACTTTTGGTGGAATAGGTATAGTGTCTGGATTAATAGAATTAAATGGCTCAAGTGATTATGTAGAACTTTATGTATTCTTAGATGGCACAGCAGGTGCAACTATGGGTCAAGACGCATGTTTTTTAGGTGGATATAGATTGGTAGGAGCATAACATGCCACTAAACACGATCCCCAATACAGGTTTAACAAGTAGAGGTTATCCAAGCGATCGCCTCGTCACACCGATTATTATCAACGGAGATATGTCCGTGGCTCAGAGAGCTACAAGTTCAACAGGACAAACAGGAGCAGGATATAAAACTGTTGACAGAATGAGATTGAGTCCTGGTGGTGGCATGACTTTTACAGTTGCACAGGCATCAGAGTCTCCTACTGGTCAAGGATTTACTAAATCATATAAGGTTACTAGCACAACTGGTGATTCTAGTCTGACCTCGGCAGAGTATAATATACCCCTACAAATGAGAATGGAGGGTAATACTTTACAAGCAATAAAAAAAGGAACATCAAATGCAGAAAAGATTACTTTTGCTTTTTGGGTGTATGCTACAGTGACAGGAACATATGTATTAGAATTATCTGACGATGATAACAATAGATACAATTCACAATCATATACTGTTAGTTCTTCAAATACATGGGAAAAGAAAATTGTTAATTTCCCTGCAGATACTACAGGTGCTTTTGACAATGATAATGCAAAAAGTTTAACAATAAATTTTTGGGGTGGAGCAGGGAGTGATTTTTCTTCAGGCACATTACAAACAACATGGACATCTGGAACAGATGCTAACAGAGCTGCCGGTCAAGTAAATGCTTTTGCTTCAAATAATGACGTTTGGCAAATCACAGGACTACAACTCGAAGTCGGTGAGTTTGATTCGACAACCATACCTAGTTTTCCTTTTGAGAGTCACGAAAGTAATTTAAGAAGGTGTCAAAGGTATTATTATTTTTTAGGTGGTGTAAACAATACTTATAAAAGAGTTGCAACAAACATAACTAATCCAAATAACAGAAATCAAACTGCAGGATTGCATTATCTACCAGTTCCGATGAGAGATACTCCGAGTGTAACTATTCCTGCAGCGAGTTCGTTTAATGGGGTTTATATTGGTGGTTCGAATTCATATAGTAGTATGACTATATCTAATCAGTCTGAGGCTTCGAGTGATGCTGATTTTAGTGTTCTAAGAGTAACTGGAACTTTGGGAAGTAATGTAGGAAATCACTGTGTACAAGTAGAGATGACTTACGGCAGCACAAATAAAATGGAGGTATCAGCAGAATTATGATTATTGCAACAGTAGAAAAAAAATACAACTTTGACGGTAGATTTGAGTGTTATGTAGTTACATACTCAGATGATGAAAGAATTACTTGCGTTCCTCACAATGATAATAATATAGAGTATCAAGAGATCCTTGAGTGGGTTGCAAATGGTGGCACAATAATAGATAATGGAGCGTAATTATGGCATCAACATATTCAGATAGATTAAAATTAGAACTTCAGGCGACAGGTGAAAACGCTGGTACTTGGGGCGATAAAACAAATACAAACTTACAAGTATTAGACGCTTTCGCTGCGGGATATTTATCAAAAAGTGTTGCAGGATCTTCTGATGTTACTTTAACAACAGCAAACGCTTCGGCCACTTCTGAAGCTTCTAACAAAGTCATAGAACTTACAGGCACTCTAACTGGTAATATTACTGTTTTTATTCCAGCAAAAGAAAACAATTATATATTTTTTAACAATACATCTGGTTCTCATACTTTAACCATTGCTGCCACAGGTCATACTGCAAACGGTGTTGTAATTACACAAGGTGGTCATGCAGAGGTTTATTGCGATGGTTCAGCGGACTTTAATGTTGTCAATGTATTTGGTTCTATGGGGACTATTTCAGCAAAAGTTTTAAACATGACAGGTAATATCGCTGTTACTGATAATAATTATATTAATGTTGGTACAGGCACAGATTTACAAATCTATCATGACGGCACAGATAGTTATATCGAAAACAATACAGGTGAGTTAAACGTTAAAGCTAACAATATTACAATTCAATCTGATACAGGGGAAACATTTTTGACAATGGATGTTAATGACGGCGTTGACATCTTTCATGATAATGTCAAAAAGTTTGAAACAACCTCAGCAGGTGCCACGGTTACAGGAGCATTGACTGTATCAACAACTGTAGCTGCAACAAACATTGGAAATATTACTTCAAGAAATTTGATTACAACAACAAGCACATCAGCACCAAGTTCAGGAACAGGATCAGACGGAGATTTTTATCTCATCCATGACGCATAATGGCTAGCGAATGGTATCTTAAAGTCAGTGGGGCTTGGAAACAAGTCAACGAAGCTTTTTTTAAAACAGGTGGAGCTTGGAAAGAAATTCAAGAAGGCTACATCAAAGTAGGCGGAGCTTGGAAACAATTTTATACTGCCTTTGTCGCTACTGCTTTTACCACACAAACTACTACAACCACAGTGACTGTGCCATCTGGAGCTAATGCTATTCATGTAAGACAAGCGGTCGGTGGTGGAGCGGCAGGTGTGAGTGGTGCAGAATATGATAAATCAGGTGGTGAGTCAGGTGGCACTGGTGGTGGATCTGGTGCGTACGTAGCAAATCAAGTATTTACTGTAGCCGAAGGTGAAACCTTAACTTTGACCATTGGAACACCAGGCACAAATAGCACACAAGGTTCTTATCCAAACTATAGCGCTGAAGGTGGTAATAATACACAACTATCAGGTTCATCGACGGGTACACTATTTACATTAGGTGGTGGAGGTGGCGGTGGATCATCTGGTGGTTCTTCACCTAATGGTAGTGTTAGAACTAACACACCCTCATCAGGTGGTGCAGTTTCAAATTTAGGTACTGTTTTAACATCAGGATCATTTAGAGAGTCTGACGGATCTACTGTTTCCATACCAACAGCTACAAGTTTAGTTGGAGGTGTTATAACATCATACAATCAATCAGGATCAGGAGTTGCAGGAACAGTTGGGCAAAATTGTAGTGGTGATAATTGTAATCAAGCAGGTAGTAATGGTGGTGCCTCTTATAATGGAGCAGTATCCGGAGGCACTGGTAGATTCGGTAGCACAGGAGATGCTGGCTCACAAGGTTCAGGCGGTGGTGGAGGTGGTGCACAACCAACATCTGCAGGCGGTGCAGGCGGCACAGGAGAAATCGTTTACAGATTTTTACGTGTAAACTAATTAATGTTTCTCGACAATTATTATTACTATTTTAAAAAAGCTTTGACTTCAGAGTTTTGTGATAAAATTATTGAAACAGGTAAATCCAAATTAATTGAAAAAGCAAAAATACTCGATGAAAACTTAAAAGCTAGAGACTCCTCTATAGCATGGATGGAGGAAGATTGGCTTTATCAAAACATAGAGCCTTTTATACAAGAAGCTAATAAACAAGCAGGTTGGAATTTTGATTGGATAGGATCTGAAAAATGTCAGTTCACTATTTACAAAGAAAATCAATATTATCATTGGCATCAAGATTCACACAATCAAATGATTGACGGTAACATAAGAAAATTATCTGTAACAGTTTCATTAGAAGATGGTGATGCATATGAGGGTGGTAATTTAGAATTTGATTTGCGTAATCGTGACGATAGTAAATCACATATTCTATCTGCAACGGAGGCAAGAGCAAAAGGATCTATCATTGTTTTTCCTTCCTTTGTTTGGCATAGAGTAACACCAATAACAAAAGGAACTCGATACTCTTTAGTAATATGGAGTGTGGGTCCACCATTTAAATAAAGGAGATAAAATGTTAGAAGGCGATTTAAAAGATCATGATATTAGACTGTACCTAGGAATGCCTATGTATGGTGGTATGTTAGGTGAAAACACCTTACATGGAGTCTTGGGACTACAATCATGGACCAAAGACCAAGGCGTTGGTATGAAATTACAAACAATGGGTAATGAATCTCTTATTACAAGAGCTAGAAATACAATTGTATCTATGTTTTTAGATGATCAAAATTACATAGGCACACATTTATTATTTATTGATGCAGACATAGGTTTTCAACCTCAAAATATTGAAAGACTGATAAGAGCGGATAAAGACATTGCTTGTGGTATTTACCCACGTAAATGTATTCATTGGAATAAAGTCATAGATGCTGTTAAAAAAAATCCAAACATTACTGAAGATGAAATATCTTACAAAGGTTTGGGGTATAATTTAAACTTTGAAAATCCAAAAAGTATTCAATTACAAGGGGGTTTTGTAGAGGTTATGGAAGCAGCTACAGGTATGATGCTCATTAAACGTGATGTATTAAATAAAATGAAAAAAGCATACCCAGAAAGAAAGTACAATTCAGATCAAATCGTTAATGGAGCTAGATATAAATCTGATAACTGCTACGATTTATTTGGTGTCGGTAAGATTGACTGGGACAAGGATCAACGATATTTAAGTGAGGACTATTATTTTAGTAGATTATGGTCTAAGATAGGTGGTAAAATATATGCAGATGTGGCTTCACCTTTGGTGCATCAAGGAAATATGCATTTTAAGGGCCATGTAGGAACAATATTTAGTATAGCTGATGACACTGACAAAACTACAACTCAAACCAGGAATACAAAAACAAACTAGTGATTTAGGCGCTGGTGGTGGTTATATTGATTGTGATAATATAAGATTTAGATATGGATTACCTGAAAAAATAGGTGGCTGGACGAAGACAACTGAAAGCACTTTAATCGGTGTTGTCAGAGACGCTCATCATTGGGTAGCCCTAGATGGCACTAGACTTGCAGCTTTAGGCACAAACAAAAAGCTTTACATTTATGCTAATAGTTTGTTGTATGATATAACTCCATTAAGACAAACAAATAGTTCTGTCAGTAATATATTTACTACGGCCAATGGAACAAATGTCGTTACTGTAAACATAACAGGACATAATGCTAACGAAGGAGATATTGTAAATTTTTCTGGCACAACAGGTTTATCTGGCACTAGCTTTTCTGCAAGTGACTTTGACAATAATTTTGAAATTCAATCTATAACAAGTGCCAACGCTTTTACAATACAAATGGCTGCTAATGAAACCACAGGTTCAGTCACTACAGGCACAGCGACAGCAAAATTTGATTTAAGTATAGGACCAGCCTCATCTACTTTTGGATATGGTTGGGGCACATCCACATGGAACACAGGCACATGGGGTACAGCAAGAACTTCTTCTTCTGTTACACTTGATGGTAGAGATTGGTCATTAGATAATTTTGGTGAGATATTAATTGCAACTGTTTTAGATGGTTCTACTTTTCAATGGTCTCCCACCACTGATGGTTTAACAGGTAGAGCAAGTGCAGTAACAAATGCACCAACAACTAGTAGATTTTCTTTAGTGTCTACACCTGACCGACACTTAATATTATTTGGAACAGAAAAAACAGTAGGATCAGGAACTACTCAAGATCCTTTGCTTTTACGTTTTTCTTCACAAGAAGATATTAATACCTATCAACCTGCAGCTACAAACACAGCAGGATCATTACGAGTACAAGACGGTTCTACAATTGTTGGCGCAGACAAAGCTCGTGGTCAAATCTTAGTTTGGACAGATACGTCTTTACATGGATTACAGTTTATTGGTCCTCCTTTTACCTTTGGTCTTAATCAACTTGGTAGAAATTGTGGACTTCTTGGGCAACATGCAGGAGTTGTTGTTCGTGATGTAGCATATTGGATGGGTCAGAATGCTTTCTTTGTTTTTGATGGTACTGTGAAAAAATTACCTTGCACAGTAGACGATTTTGTATTTGAAAATATTGATCTAACACAAACTGATCAAATCTTTGCTGGTGTCAATACAGAATTTGCAGAGATCATATGGTTTTATGTAACCAACCCTGATAATGCAATTAATCCACAGATTAATAAATGTGTTGTTTACAATTATCTAGAACAAACATGGGCTGTCGGCACGTTAAATAGAACGTCATGGGTTGATCGTGGTGTGTTTGATAATCCACTAGCAACAGAATTTTTAACTGATTCAACAGCTAATGCAACACCAACTGTTTTAGGTTTATCAAACGGAGTTTCAAAATACTATGAGCATGAATCTGGCTTTGATGCTGATGGTTCTGCGATGCAGTCATTCGTACAGTCTGGTGATTTTAATATTGATGAAGGTGGTGAACAAGTGATGCGTATTGCAAGATTTATACCAGATTTTAGAGATCAGTCAGGCAACTTAACAGTCACTTGGAGTTTTAAAAACTATCCTTATGGTGATGTGATTAGTCAAACCGCATCGACTGTGGCTACTACAGATACGAAAAAAGACATTAGAGGTAGAGGAAGACAAGCTAATTTTAAAATAGAATCAAACGTTGCTAATGGTAATTTTAAAATGGGAACATTTACAATCGATGCTTTTCCTGATGGAGGTAGATAATGGCAAAAATAGCTCAAACAAGATTTCCTGATCCGCCAAATAATTATGATCCGAGATCTTTTGCTGAATTAATCAGACAATTAGAACAATTAATATTACAGTTAAATTTTTCATATCAGCAAGATAACTCTGATGAACAAACGAGAAGGACGTTTTTTTTGGGATAATGGCTGACGTATTTAAAAGATTCATATCAAATTTAACGTCCACAGGATTAACCACTGTATTTACGGTGCCCACGGCTGACGTTGCAGCTTCTCCTCCTGTGCCAGTGTCAACGTTTGTGGTAAAAAGTTTATCTGTTCACAATTATCATGCCTCAGACACAGTTACTGTGACTTTGACACATAATAACGGTTCTGCTGACTTTGAAGTAGACGAGGTTGATGTAAGCGCTACAGATACAACAACAAGACAGGATGTAAAGGTTTTTGAAGCAGGAGACTCCTTAAAAGTAACAGCTAACGCCGCAAATAAGGCCATGGTAACAGTTTCCTTGCTTGAAATTAAACAACAACAATAGTAAAAATAAAGGTTAATATGACAAAAATAGTAGATGAACCAAAAGTTATTGGACACAAGGAAATAAATGGCGAACAAGTACCTATATACAGTTGCAAAACAGAAACTGTTCTTACTCACAAAAAGACTGGCGCAACTTATGA